TTGTACTGCTGCTGCAGTAGTTACAGAAGTAGGATCTCCTGCTATCTGATTTGTCATAGCTGATCCGCTAGGCATACCACTTCCTGTACTATTAAAACTACCAGAAGTAGTTCCTCCAGTTGCACCTGTTGTGTTGTCACCAGCGCCACCATCAGAAGAACCTTGTACAGAGTTACTTGTATTATAAGGTCTACTTACAGGTTGATTACCATCTCCCCCTGAGTTAATACCTCTTATAAAATCATTCTGTGTATATTGTGTTGCTAACATGTCAGGCTTTTTGTTTGGGTCAGCACGATCTGCTGCCTGTCTTTCCATAACAGCCCTTCTTTGAGCTATGTTACCCTCTTCCATAATTTTTTTATCTTCTAGTCTTTGTGTTGCTGCTGCAGACGTTGCTGCTGTTTTATCTTTGTACGCATCTGTACCAAAGCCAGCAAAGGGATTTAGTGAAGCCAAAGTACCAGAAGCTGCACTGATTGCAGGTTTACCTTCTACCATCTGCCTAGCTAACATAGTGTACTTACCCATTTTAGCTGCTGCTGCAGGACTAGCTGCAAGAAACTTATCTATAGATTTCTTATCCATTGCCCCTGTGTAGCCCAGTGATGGGAGTATTTTCTTTTCCATTGACTCATTAGTGAATCCTGCAAATTTATTAGCCATATCTTATTTCCCTATTTGCATCCAAAGTGATGCGGCAATGAATGTTATTACTGCTACAGTTGACATCTTGACCATAGTTGACCACACACCTTTACGTGTGTCACGCCATGCTTCTAGTAAGTTACGCATTTCTGTTATGTCTTTACGAGCATCGTCATCATGTAGTCCTACTTCACGTAGTGCCATCTTAGCACCACGCTTTGCTGCACGATCTAGCATAGCTTCTAATTCTTCAGGTGTAATCATGCTGCACTCAATATTTCTTTACTCTTATTTCCATACAAAGTACCATCTATATTACAGTTGTTACATGGTGACATTGATCTATTCTCTCTTAGCTTTGCTCTAAATCTTTGTAAGGCCATATTGTTTGTCCATATGTTTTTTACACTTGTCTTCATAACATTGCCAAACCTTGTTCGTTTAGTCCAGTCTTGGCAGCAGAGTATTACATCACCATCGTGGTGTATGTTCATAGCGTAAAAGGGTAAGTTGCATGTAGTGTTTACGCTTTTGTCTTCAAAGTTGTAACCTGCTCTGTTACTTAGTTTTTCAAATCCGTAGTTCTCTTCTTCTGTTTTGTAGTAGTGCTGAAGCAGATACATACTAGGATCTACATCTTTGAATATCTTTTTAAATCTGTGTACTTGGTTTGGTCCTTGATACATAGATACAAAAATCTTGTTTACCCCTGCTTCATATAGTTCTTTTGCCTTTGCTTTGTTTAGTCTGTCTCCGTTGGTCACTATCTGAATGTTTTCCTGCCAAGGCATTTCATTCTTTAGTATAGTCACAGCTTCTACTAGGTGTTTATACAGAAGAGGCTCACCAAATCCACAGAACAGTAGTCTGTTTTTGTATCCCAGATCAGATAGTTCCTTTGCTACCTTTCTTATAATATCTAAACTCATGTGTAGGTTTAGGTTAGGGTAGTCTTTTGATCTAGGACAGAAGTCACACTTTAAGTTACAGAGTTCGGTACACATAAAGTCTATTGCCATTAGAGAACTAAAAGGGTCTGCTGCTGACATCCTCTCTTCCATTGGAGAGAACATAGATACTCTGTCTTTTTTTATGTAAGAAGCTTCTTGCAAAGTCTTTCCTGCCAACCATTAGCTGTAACGTCTATAGATAGTTCGTGATAGTACCATGATAAAAATCTAAGTAAGTCTTCTTCTTCAGGTATCCAATCAGTAAACTCTTCCGTTGCATTCTTTATGACAGGAGATACTTCACTCCAAGGTAGTTTACGGTAGCTCACTGTGGGTTTTCTATTTATTAATGATAAAAAGTTTACCCCACTGCAAGCGCTAAAAACTCTATCACTTTTTTCTACTAAACTATTTGTGTCTAAACCCTTAACTAAGTGTGTATACTCTGATACTAACTTTTGTTTTTTACAAACATCCCACCATTTTTGTGCTGAGTCGTCATCCCCATTAGGAGCAGATGGATGAGAGGCAAAAACAACATGTCTTTTTTTATTGGTAGCATATTTCATAGCGTCATTGGCTATATTAATATCGCTGTTGTTTGTGTCTTGCATAGCAAACAAATCAAAAGCATCTGGTAGTTTACTGAAGTCAGGTTTAATCCTTACTATGTTAAATTTATTATTGTTACACTTCTTATAAAACTTTATTATGTTACTATCTATGTCGTAGTTTTTATATTTATATTCAAAAGGGTTTAACGTTCCTATATACCACTTCCATCCTGGAGTAGATATGTGTGTATACTTTGCTCCCTTACTGCATATAAAGTGTTCAAAGTTTGGTGTACCCTCTGAATAAACAAATACATCTTTATATAATTCAGGTTTGTCTCTATCTACTATGTCTATGTGTATAGCTTTTACGTTGTGCTTAAATACCTCGTCCTCAAATTCTTTTACTAACGGGGCCTTTCTTACTTTAACTATGCTATTCTTTCTATAAACAGCCCAGCCTTTAGCATATGGTTTATACATTAAGACATCCTAAGACCAAAAGAAAACCTTAACTGACTAGTGTATATAGAGTGCCATATAGGTGCTTCAAACTCTCTAACTGTCCAACCCATATTGTCTTTATCATATTGAACATTGCCCTCTTTATCTACCCAAGCAAACCAAGCATTACCTTTTGTAAATGTGTAGTATCTTCTTACGCCTGGATTGTCAGAGTTTGTATGCCATTTCATTGTGGTGTTTGGTAGGTATATCATGGAGTTAGTTAACTCTTGTGCGCCTACTTCTTTACACCATTTTCTTAGAGTTACTCTTGCTTCTACTTTATCCTCTGATGTAAACCTTGGATCTACACATATATCCATTGTAGGAGTGTGTGGATGTGGAGTATCTTTTGTTGGAACTTCTGCAGATCTAAAGTCTTCCTCAGTATCTTGCATACTTTCTGATATTAAATATTTCCAAACATCAGATGTAAATTTAATTATATCTTTAAGAGGTTCTATTTCTTTTGTATTTACTTCTAGTTTATTCATAGACTATTAATTATTTTTTCGTACTCTTCTGCTTCGTCATCTGTAGGCATAGATGGAGCCACATATTCTTTTATATCCATTTTTGATATAATACTTGTTATTGCGCTATTGTCAATAGTTTCATCTTCATCATCTACATTTATTGTATAAGGTATCCATCCATGTTCAGGATGATTTATTTCTAAATCAATGTCGCCTTTTGCATTGTAGGCTGGTTTTCTTATTTCTTTTATTTCCATTACGAGATCCTTTGATATAATCCTGCTGCAGTACCTGACATAGTTGTTACTGGGTTATCACTTCCACTTCTAACCTGTGAATAAGTAGCAGGAGATAAACATTTCCAAGTACCAGAACCATTAGTGTTTCCAAAAGTAATAGCACTCCCTGCATAGTTTGATCCTGCACTGTGAGCAAATGTAGCAGTGTAGAATGATGTTGGAACAGGAACACCTACAGCTAAACTGCCAACGTTATTAAAACCTGTAGCGGTAGCAGCGTTGTTTAGTGTTATAGTAGCATTACCACTTTGGTTTAGAGTAAAAGAACCGCCACCTGTCAAACCAGTACCTGCTGCTATGCTAATTGTAGGGTTGTTTGCACCAGAACCCGAAGTACTAATAGCACCTGTTGAGTTATTGTACGATATGCCTGAACCAGCAGACAAAGCCTGTCTAGCACGTGCTTGTGTAAAGTACTGATTATTACCCTCAGTTATATTAGTAGTGCTTATGTTGCTAACTGCCCCTGCTTGTATCTGTCCATTTATTTGACCAGTAACAGTAAGGTTGCCAGCTACAGTAGCATTCTCATCCACTGTTAGTCCATCTGTTTTTACTGTGCCATCAAAGTGTCCATCTTTAAACTGCAGGGCTGAAGTACCTAAGTCTAATGCATTAGTTGTCTTAGGTCTTACCTGAGATGCTGTAACCACTAAGTCTTGTGACGGTCCTATCTTTTCAATAGGTGCGCCCTCTGCTGCTGTACCATCATGTGTGTGACCAGTACTAGCATTGAATGCTGACTGTACCTGATTGTACTCATCATTAAAATCGTCAGCGTCAATAACACTTCCTGTGGTAATATTAGCTGTTGCTTGTCTTGTATAACCTGCCATTGTTACTGCCTATCATTTTGTCTATACTCAAGCACTGCTGTGTCAAGAGTGAAGGTTGGATTTGTTGAGTTATCTGTAATACGCATTGCTATTGTTTTGAATGACCCTACTAAGTTTTCTTTATATATTTGATCTAGTACACCACCATAAGTAACATTTGAACCTCCATATATAGAGGTGGATGCACCATATAAACTTATACCACCTCCTGCTGATGCAGAAGATACTGTTATAGTTGGAGGTTGTATAACACTTGGATCGTTACCTGCATCAAAATCTATTTTAAAATTTATATTAGCGTTCATCGTTCCTGTTGGCTGTGCATACAAAGTTAATTTATACATAGTTTTACGTATCTGTGGATCTGTTATAGGCATGAATGGTGATTCATATATAGACTCTATAGAACTACCATCAAAAGAATTACCTGAGTCCATCTTGTAACAGAAGCCATCATCATTGCCAAACATAATAGTTTCTTGTGCGCCTGAATACGTACTATCTGCTACGTTTACCTTCAGTCCTTTTGTTGTTGACCATGCTATACCGCTACCACCTTGAGCAATGAATTTGGTTGCTATTAAGCCTGTTGCACTTGCTGCCTGTACAGAAGGTATATATGCAAATAGTCTATACTGAGATTTACCTCTAACTAACACAGAGCAAAAGACATCTGTCTGTGATATAAATTCATTAGCATCTTTATAAATTGGGTCAGATGCAATGTCAAGAGCTAGGTCACCAATACGATCAGTAGCACTAAGTAAACGTATTCCATCAGGGGATAGGTAAGCTATGTCACCGCCAAATTCCTGTATGCTATCTGGGTTAATACAACCTATTCTATCTGTGATAGGTTCTAACTTAAAGTCAGATGAAGTATTACCTACAAGCTTCTTGATTGTGTCTGTAGTAAAGATGATAAGCTGTTCACGAAAGCCTATCAAACCTGTTACGTTATGTCCAATGTTTATTGTACCAGCACCATTGCCTGTAGCAAAATCATCTACTGTGTTAGGTGCTGTAAAGAATATCTTGCTACCTTTAGAGTAGAACGCATGGTTCTTAAATACTACAACATTTTCTGCACCTTGTACATCTGAACTGTTTGATGATGTTAAAGATACTGTGGTATTACCACTTGAGTTATAGATAATAGGAAAACTTTTACTATCTACAAATATTGTTTTATCTTCTTGTGTAAAGTTAAAGGATGCGTATCTTGCCTTTAATGTATTAGTAGAAGAGCTTATACCTATCTGTGTCCAAGTAGTACCTGTGCCGTGATAATATAATGTTTTATCAACTTGACTAGAAGAAAAAGTACCAAAGGTAAGGACAGTATTATCTGATATTGATTGAGCAGCATCAAGTACAATAGCATTTTGATTTGTTACTGAGGATACTTTTACATCACCAGATATACCTGTGCCTGTAACAAACATACCAGCTACTATGTTCGTAACAAAACTAAGTACAACATCATCTGCTAGAGATACTGCTGTATCTAGTATAATACTATTCTGACTTGTTACTGTCTTTACTGTTACAGTGCCAGAGATACCAGTACCTGTTACAACCATGCCCTTAGTAATAGTTCCAGTAAAGCTTACACCAGTACCAGCAATGCTAACACCTGTGACTGGCCCTTCTGCTAAACCTGTACCTGCTATAGTAACTGCTGTAATACCGCCTGATCCATTTACTCCAGTTATTGTTATGGTTGCATCATTAGCTGTAGTAGCACCATTTAATTGTGTACCAACTACTTTAATTGTTTGACTAGCTGCATAGCCTGAACCTGCTGCAGTAATAGCTACAGTATATGTAGTACCTGTTTTAATTACATTGAATGTAGCACTACTACCAGAACCACCATAAGCAGATTGCGTTGGATTAGTATACGTAGCAACACTAGAACCAACAGAAGTAACTGTAACGGTTGCGTTGTTTGCTGCAGTAGCACCACCTAAGTTTGCACCTAGTACTGTTACTGTTTCGTTGACCTTAAAGCCTGTACCTGCTGCATTTATTGCTGCTGTATATGTACCGTTTGTATTTGTTACATTGAACGTAGCACTTGCGCCAGCTAGAGAAGTAGCACCTGTTACTGCTGTAAAAAGACGTACTTTATCTAAGGCAACTGTAGTTTTATTAGTGATAGCACCATTTACTACAGATGTAGCTGTGTTGTTATCAAGAGACACTGCTGTAGCACTAGATACTGCACCATTAACAGTAGATGTAGCTGTCTGGTATTCAGTTACAGTAGCAGTGTCCATCTTCCTAGCTACAACAGCCCTACCAGAAGAAACAACCTTCATAGCTAAGACTTCACCACCACCAGGAACTTTTGTAGTACTAAACTTACTATAGCCTTTTAGTTTACTGTAACCCCCCTCTCTATCAGACTCAAAGTTCTGTAAAATAGTAGCGGAGCCTACAGCATTAGTACCCTGTTGTAGTGGAGTAAGGTTGGAGATTAACCCACCCTTGAACTCCATAGGGAATGTAGTCCATTGTACTGCCATTAGAAGCTAACTCTTGTATCTCTTAGGTATGGTGTTCTATTTATATTTATAGAACGTAAATCTTTTATCTGCTTCTCAAACTTATCTAAGGCTAAACCTGCAGCTTGTGTATCTCCTCTAAACTGAAAGGCGTAATACATAGCACCATCTACTACAGCAAACCTATACTGCTGTGGTAGGGATGGTACATCTAATGCATTCTCTAAGTCATACCCCATTGAGTAGTATTCGTAGACTATAGTATAAGCTTTGTCAGGAACAGGGTGACAGATTAGTTCCCTACTAGGTGTACGTACAATAAATTTAGGAACACCACGTATACTTGTATCTGTATTAAACTCATCATCTGCGTACTTCTCTAGCCATTCTTCATATACAAGAGACTTTAGTTTCTCTGTTCCTACATTTAAACTATTGTCTCTCTTTACACGAAATGAGTTCATGTTTATTGTTTTAGCATCTGTAGGATAGTAGTACTTCATAGAACCTGCAGCTAGTATAAGCTCAGACTGTACATGGTTCCAAGGCCATTCAAACTCTTCTTGTTGAATGTGTCTTATCGCAGAGTTAACAGCGTCTTTAGCTATACTGTAGTAACCAGTAGCTGCTGCAAAGTTTGTAGAGGTAAGTGCTACTTCATTTAATCTGTGGTTAACATCATTAACTAAGCCAACAAAATCATAAGCCATGTTTATCTTTCCCTAATAGGTAGTATTACAGAGCGTTCATATGTAAGACCTTGTGTGGTGTTAATACGACATGTAATATTGTATCTAACGTTATTTGTTCCTAGACCAAAACGTGCAGTAGCTACGTTTCCAGAAACAGTAGGTGCTATAAACTGTAATCCATTTACAATCTGTGCAACTGATACTTGTGTCTTTGTTCCGTTTGCATCATCTACAAAGAATACAGTAGACACAATAGAGTCAGATCCTAGAAACCTAGACCAGTCTACACTAAAGTCTGCTGTTTCATCAGGATCTTTTTCAGGCCATTTGTAAGACATGTGTTATCCTTAACTAATTATATATACTACGTTGTTTCTTCTTACAGGACGAACAACTACAGTTCTGTTTTCAGCAGTAACAACAACGGTTCTATTACCTATAGTAGGTGCAATTATTGTTACCGTTCTACCTCTACTGAATGTATCTGCAAAGTCTTCAAACGGAAACAGTACACCAGTAGGGTCATCTAAGTTCTGCGCTATAGTAGCATTTACATCAGGCAATGTAAAGAATGCTAAACCTGTTATGCTTGGTACTACTTTGTCTATTACAGCAGATATAGAAGCAGGAGTATGTGTAGCTTTACCTTGTGCTGTTAGTGCTATAGGTACTCCGCTAGTAGTAATACTGTTACCCATTCCGTTACCATGTACAGTACAGTAGTATCTTAGTCCTATTCCTGGTGCAGAGGTTGGTACTGCAAAGGTTACACTTGCCCCAGACTGACCGGGAGTACCACTGCTTGTTACGCCTGTTGTGTAGCTATTGTTACCACTCTTAAAGGCTAGTGGGTGTCCAGACACAGATGAGTCACTAAGATCAAATGTGTATGTTGTTCCTCTTACAAGTTGTAGCGTTGGTGCAGTTATACCATTTATAGCAAACTTATTACCGCCACTATTTACTACAGTTACGACAAAGGCTGTGGTGCTTGCTACTGTGGTTACAGTATTGCCCATACCGTTGCCGTGTACAGTACAGTAGTACAAGGCTGGCTGTGTGCCTGTAGCAGGAACTACATAAGTTACTGTTGCTCCTGACTGCCCTGCTGTTCCGCTTATAGTTATTCCTGCAGTTAGTGTATTACCAGAAGCATCTTTAAATCTAAATGGGTGTCCACTGTTAGTGTTGTCACTTACATCAAAGACGTATGTTAGTCCTCTTGTTAGTGTCAGTGCAGCAGCTTCTACACCATCTATGTAATACTTATTACCACTTCCGCTATTAGCTACAGTTACTGTGTAGTTGTTACCTGTTGGTTGTACATTGTCACCAAAGACTGCACCAGAGATAGCACCTTGTGATGGTAGGTTCTTATTAGCTTTGCCTTGTATGCTTGGTACGTTAGCTGTAAACGTTCCTAGCAGTGAAGGGTGCGTGACGTTTGCTTTACCTGATGTTGTCAGTGCTGCTATGCTTGTAGTGCTTGCTACGTTAGCAGTAGTTATATTTGCTTTACCGTCAATGTCAAGTGCAGTGTTAGCTAATGTAGCAGAAACCCCTGTTAAAGCAGGAAGATTTACACCACCAGAGAACTGGGGGGCTGTTAACGCAGAAGCTGCAGATACAGAAGCAGGAACAATACCTATGGTGTACTTGGTAAGTTCTGCTGAGAGTGGTGTCTCTGCTACTGCTGCGAAGCCAAACATTAGTCGGCCTCTGCTATCGTGTTACCCTCTGCCACCCATTTTTGTATGGCTATCCAGTGTCTATTATCTTCTGTCATTGGCACAAACATTACCTGTCCATCTATAGTTGCTCTGACCTGACAGTTTTTACCATCATCATCTGTTATATATTTTACTGATGTAATATTCATAATTATAACTCCGCATCCGCTTGCCACTCCGTTGAAGCGTAGGCATTATTCGCTGAAGTGGTTCCTATTTGTGCAACTGCATTATGTATACTAGCAGTAAATCTACTATAATTATAAGTGGTAGTCATTGTGGGGTTTGCTCTCATTGTCACAGGAAAAGTATAAGACGCAGATGCTGAAGAATTTGGTGGTGTGCCTGTTGAATAAGGACTTCTTATATATATATTGTCGCTTAAACCCGAACTAACCCAAGAATAATAATACCTTTGTGCTTTGCTTAAAGTAACTCCCACTGGTTCATGCTCAAACGGCGTACTTTGCGGCCCAACTTCTAGCTGACAGCCAGTCATGTAAAAAGTCGCACCGCTTGTAGTTGCCCAAGTAACTGCACCAGTAGAACCATCCGCACCATCAAAGTTTCCACTGCTCCATGCACCAGACGTATCTGTTCTACTGCTAGGTGAACCTAGATTTAGTCTTATCGCTAGTCCAACAGTATTATCTTTAGTCCATGTACCACTTGTAATCGGTGGTACGGTTATAGTTTTTCTTTCCCAAGTGTTTGCAGAGTTAATTGTGTATTGTACTGGATATGCTAAATCACCTGCTCCATTAGTCATAGAAATTGAATAAATGCCAGCAACACTTGACTTTACATAAAATGAAACTGTGAAAGATTGACAGTTTGCAGTTCCTAACCCTATGTGATTTACATTATTACCCTCTAGTTTTTGACTGAAGAAAGAATAATTTGGAGTAGTTGTTCCAGTAACAAGTAATTTCATACTATTATAAAACCCACTAGGAGCATCTGTTACTTGTTGAGTTGTAAAAGAGTTTCCACTATAGTATGCATGCCAACGGTCTAATCCATAATTACCATCAGTAATTGCGGTAGCAGTTGTGCCAATTCTCTGAGATAAGCTCATATCTCCATTGATTATAAGATTGCGTCCAGAGAGACTGCCCTCAGTAGGAAGATTATCTGCTAGTTTTCTTGCGTTGCTCATGTGTTCCTCCTAACCTATTAAGTAGCCACAAAAATATGAGTAGCTATTATAAGAATACCAATCTGATCCATCACTATTTGAGATTTTTCCGAACATCTCTATATAATCATTAGCTGATAATGATAAAGTTGTAGCACATTGTACCGTTACTGATTGAGAGTTATTTCTTGCAAAAGCTTTTTCGGCTGATCCGTTTTGTCTTATTAGTAATTCACCAAAAGTATTACCATCTGAATACCATTGACCATAAAAATAATAAACTCCAGCTACAGGTGCAGTAAATCTATAGTTTGATGTACTGTAATGATTTCCTACATTATGTTGAACAGCGTTAAAAGGCATTAAAGTGTTATTAGTGCTACCGAAGGATGTCCACCCATAAGGAGTTGAAAAAGCTTTAAACGCTGGCTGACTAGGCATTGTCACACGTCCTGCGCTGTCTATTTTTAGACGCTCTATGCTGTTAGTGCCAAATAATACATCTGAGTTTTCATAATTCCAAAGATAAACTTTACTGTTGGTTGCATTTTGAATTACAAAACCATCTGAAGAACCAGAGCCAGAAGCAGTGTTTTGTACTCTTATATTTGTATTATTTCCTGCATTGTTGGCGACAAGTTCGGTAGACTGTAAATTACCTGTCATAGTATCGCCAGCAGTATTAACATACCGTGTATCGGCTGCTGCTTGGTTGAGTGCATCACCAACGCTGAACGTATTGTATGCAACAACTTCTATCTCATCACCTGCTGCTGCACCTGATGTAAGTGTTACTGCAGATCCGTTGCTTGTGTAATCTACAGTTAAGTCTAAGAGCAAGCCATTCATAAACACCTGCACAAAGTTTTGTGTGTGTGCTATACTAAACACAGTCTGACCTGCAGTAGCTGTGAACGTAGTGCTACTGTAGTTGCCAGAACCTATGAGGTTAGCTACATCTCTTGCTCTTGTCATTAGGGTGTTTTCTCCGCTAAGTGTGCAGCATAAGCTGTTTTGATTGCGTCTGTGTGAAACTGTGCAGCTAGTGCTTTAACATCATCACTTTCTCCTGACACGTCTGCGTCTGGACCAATGACATGACGATGATATGAACGACTAAGTTCAACGCCATCCTCTTCAACAATAGTATCTGTTCTAACTTGAATATAATTAAAAGGTTTAACTATCTCTATCTTTGATTGTTCTGTTCTTTTTGTAATTGCCATAAGATCAATCTCCTTTTAGGCCGCTGTAAAGTAATGTGCTGTAGCAGTGATGTATCTGTAGTTGCCGCCACCAGCAGCAGAGACTAACTCCCAACCCCAAACGGAACCATTATTCTGACTTAGAAAACCAAACTCTGTTCCACTATAAGGCCTAAACGAAACATTGTCTGGTCTTGCCCAACTCATATAGTAACATACTTGTTGACCATTTGTGCTGTCTGCAGTGGTAGCAAAAGGCAAACCTCCTATTACTAAAGTACTAGATGTTGTTCCACTAACTGCAAAACCCCCGACATAACAAGCAACAAAAACTTGCCTCCCTATCTTGGTGTAAGTACCGTTTTGTGCGCCTCCAGAAACCATAGTGACTGTTGGTTGTGTCGTACCAGATAAAGCCTTTACTACTGGTGTCCACGTTCCCTCCTCATAATCTTCTAACTTATTAGCCGCACCAGTGCCACCAAGATAAGCACCGCCAGAGAGGTAGAGGTCTTTATAGCGTGAACCAGAATATCCTAAATCAATAGTGTTATCTAAAGCACTACCATACGACTGACACGGGAATAACTTGTTTGCGTGAAAAGCTACTTGCTGTGATGTAGTTCCAAAAGCAGGGCCATCAGAGCTAATACCAATTCCACCTTTGGGTGAGCCATCCTTACGGAACTGCATAACCTCACCATCACTATCTTCACGGTTAGCATATATTGAAGTTCCAGTTCCACCTATTAGCATTACGCCTTGAGGTCTAAGAGTTACACCAGAACCGCCATTATCAACAGGTGCATCTTGGGTGGTAGTACCAATCATTACATTCTCTGAAGCATCAATGGTGATAGCTATAGCATCAGCATTATCATCTATGCCCTTAGAGGTAAACGCACCAGTATGTGTAACAGCACCAGTAAACGTACCGCCTGAAGCAGGTACATAGTTACTGTCAGGTATGTTAGTCTCAAACGATACAACATTAACAACGTCATTTAGATTAGCTGCAGACGCTAGTGTGACTGTACCAGTGCCAGTTGTGGTGAAGTCACTATCATCCATGAGGATACCGTTAACGTATACCTCTATCTGTCCAACAGTAAAGGCTAATACTTTACCGTCATCATCAGCACCAGTAAACGCTGTCTGACCCTGCGTAGCAGTATAGTCAAACTTAGTTCTGCCAAATGATCTTATGTCTTTAGGTTCAGTGCCGATGTATGACATTGATATTCCTTACTCTTCTGAGGCTTTCTTAACAACCTTCAAGTCAAACGCTTGTGCTACCTGTGCGTCTTCACCAACAGCTAGTGCTACTGAGTTAGCATTGCAGTGTGCTACAAGAGCAGCAATGATCTCATCCTTGGCAATCCTAGCTCTGTTAGTCAAAGCATTGTCAGCCCAGTCCTGTGGGGATGCTGCTGCGTATTCAAGACACTTTAGTTCTGTGTCGGTTAGTGTTACTTTAATCTCTGCCATATTATACTCCTATGGTTTTGTAGGCCAAGTTACATCATCTAATGACGTTGCGCTTTTAGTTATGTCACGCAAGTCAGTTCTATACTTCTTCTGTGCATCAGTCAAGGTTAGGTCACTTGATGCCCACCAATCTGTCTCTGCTATCCTGCGGTTACGTTCCTCACGCAGTAGCCTCATGGGTTCTCCTGCTACAAGGGCATCCTTCTTAGCCTTGACTGCATCCCACGTTGTACCGAAGTGTGATGGGTCTGAGCTTTCTATTGCAGAGCCGTTGCTGTCTGCACCCATAACCTTGCGGTACATGTCTTCAAACTCAACTTTGTTTGTTGGCTCTCCACGTAACACCCATTCTGTTACGCCTAGTTCGTTTAATGCTGTTGCTGTATCTGTCATTTGTTTATCCTAATAAGTAAACATAGTGATTATTATAATTATTATTGTTGTGAGTTGTTCCTGCATTGCAATACCAATCAATGTAGTCATTAGCTGCTAAACTAATTACCATATGATGCCCAAACTCACTGTATGCAGCACCTGGATATACTTGCGCCCTTGCACTATTAATATTAGAGCCATTTTTACGCATAATTATTTCTACATAACCAGCAATATCAGTTAATTCTGTAAATCCAATTTTATAAAGACCAGCAACAGGCACAATCATT